GATGAGTATGTCATACGCGGGGTAATCCTGGCCGCCGATGGACACCACGGTTGGTTGCCCTGATTTGACGGCGACGTTTTTGGCTAGCACTTTGGCGACGATGCCCAGGATGTCGCGTAACGCGTCAAGGTTGCCTGGGCCGCTGCCAATCACTTTGACGGGAAAGTCGAGGCGCACGATGTTGTAGTTCCAAGCCTCAAAGGTGGGTGCGTCAATGAACACGCAGCTGGTGGTTATGTGGCGCGGATCGATAGCCACTGGCAGGCCGCTGATGGTTGCCAGGGTGGTGCGCAAATCGTCGATTGCCTCGTTAAAGAGGTCGGTGTAGGTCATTAGGCGACCTGTGGGCGGTTGATACCGAGCAGCTGCATGACCATGGGGCTAAGGCCGGTGCTTGGTGGTGCGCCCATGCCGTCAAATGATGCGAGGCTGGTGAATGAGCCTTGCTGACGGAAATACGCGGCCCCAACCATGATGGTGCCGAGGGTGACATCGCCACCAGGGCTGGTGGTGAGGCTGTCCTCGAGGTAGCCCGCTTCAACACGGCGACGGTACGCAAACGCGTTGGCTGCGGCTGCGCACTGTGTCAGCAACGTGGCTGCACCGGCGCTGGTTAGCGGGATTTGCAGGTAGTCACTAATGTTTGTGCCGGTAATCCAGGTGCAGGTTTGTGTCCATGTCAACGTGCCGGTTGGTACTGCTGTTGACCATTCAAGGTCATCGCCTGCGTCGTAAAATAGAACTTGGTTAGCCCGTGGCACGTTTGCGTCGTACAGCCACTCGCCATCGTTTGTTTCAATGCCGATGAATGCGTATTGCGGGCAGAACAAGACGGTGTGTGTGCCGTTTAGCCCATGGCCTAGGCCAGCCAATGTGATTGACTGCCCTGGCTCTATGGGTGTGTCTGTAAGCGTTTGTACGACCGCGTAATCGTCGAGGCGTTGGTGCGCTATGACTGTGTAAACGGCCACGGCCGCCGCCTTTCCTAATTAGGCAATCGTGATTTTCTGAACCTGGGTGCTGTCTGCGATGAAGGTGGCAACGTAGCCGTAGTAGCTGAACGTGCGGCCCAAGGTTGACGGAACCTCAACGGACATGATGCCCTTCTGCTCGTAGAACTCAATGGCTTGGCCGCGAGCGACAACCAAAGTGGATGCCGCGAAGTTGCGGTCGGCAACCAAGTTAAGGCCAAACGGGTTGAACGTGTTCATTTGGGTGATGTTGGCGGTGCCTGCTGCGTTGACACCCATGAGGCCTGCGGCGCCTGCGTATGGGAACACGGGGCGCTTGTCGGCGTCAAGCTGCTTGCCCATGTAGAGCCACACGTTCGGATCAACGAACACATGGTCGGGCAAGAAGTTGGTAGCGCCAAGGATGTTGTACGCGGCAGTGTAGAGCGCGTTGAACAGGCTTGATGGGTCAGTCGATGCAACTGTCCAGGTTGCGCCTGATGCGGTTGCACCTGTGGTAATTGCGTCTGCGGCCACGTTGTCGCTGGCCAACATGTATTGCCCGACGAGGTCGCGCAGGATGATTTCCAAGGCCCCGGGGCTAGTGAAGTCGATGTCCTGCACCGACAGCGTGACCTGGCCTGCAAGCGTGGTCTTGGTGACGACGTTTGACGCGATGACTGGCGTAGTGGCCGACGCAGGGTTCAATTCTGGCGACTGTGCAGCAACTGACGGGTGCGTTGTCCACGTTGGGCGAATAAACGTCTTTTGTGCGCCGCCGTCTGGCATTGCTCGAGCGCCGACAGCTGCAACTACGGGGCGGATGTAGTTGAGATCGTCAAACACGGGGCCGAGAACAGGCACCGGCAAAAGACCAGGGGTGTCGGTGGTGAGAGTGTCACCTGCTGCAGCCTGAAGCGCGGTTTGCTTGCTAAGCATGTAGTCACGCGCTGCGGCTGCGACGTTTGCAAACGTGGTGCCACCGATGTGCATAGCGGCCATGTATTCGCCTGGTGTTGGCAGGTCAAACTTACGCTTAGGCTGCGCGGGTACTGGTGCGGTTGGTGTTGCCGCTTCGATTTCGACGGACTTTTCTGCTTCCACGACTGCTGTTTCCTTTGGGTTTGTAGTGGATGAAACTGCGTCGGGAATTGTTGCGGCCGAGGCCGCGACATCTGTGATAGTAGCACCGGCAAAGGCGGGGATGGGTACTAATGACAATTCCATCCAATCTGCCGCTGTGACGACCATGATGTCGCCGTCCATGTCGTATTCGGTGGGGTTGACGCCAACGGACACGCTGTCAATCACGCCATCTTTGGCTAGCTCGAGCGCGTCGTCGCCTGCGGCGGTTTTGCTGACCTTGGCGGTAAACAGCATGCCCTCGTCGGTGTCGACGCGGCCTGTGACAAGGCCGACGGGCTGGCTGGCGTCGTGGTACATGAACAACTTGGGGGCTTTGCCGTCAACGGGCAGGGCGCCAGGGCGGAACATGACCTGGGTGCCGTCGGAGACGGTGGCGGTCACGTTGTACGGCACCGCGATGCCGCTGATTGTGCGGCTTGGGGTGTCACCGGCTGCGTCAAGGGTGACCTGACTGCCTGAGAAGCTGATGATGCGCACCGGCGACGACAGGCGCACAACGTTGCTGCTTTCCATTTCGTCGTCGCCCTCTTCAACGGTTTCTTCAATTTGATCGAGGTCGCCGCCTGGTTCGATGCCTTCTTCTTCGCTCATAGCAACCATTTGGTCAATGGCAGCCTGTCGCGTTAAGTGGCAGCCATGCAGTTCGGTTTGGTCGTCGTACACGCTGACAACGGCGTAGCCTGCGCATTCCTGTGACTCTCGCGTGATGTAGTACGGCATTATCTGATGTTCTCCTGTGTGTTTTCTTGCACCGTGACATCCTCACGGCTCATGTTTGCGTCGTCGATTTCGCCCAAGTATTCGTCGGTGTCAAATTCAACATAAGTGCCGTTTGGCAAAAAGGCGTTTGCTGACAATGTGCTAGTGATGCACTCGGCGTAGGTTTTGGTGCCGTATAGCCACAAATCCCAACGGCTTTCGCGGCTGTTTGTGTAGGCGTAACTGCCGGTCGGAACACCAAGCAAGTACGGCGGGATGTTGCAAATCTGTGCCATTTGCAGGGCGCTGAATTGTGCTGACTCGATGAGCAACATTTTGTCAGGCGTTGCTGTGGTCGCCTCGTAACTCAAAAACTCGTTTAGGGCGGCGGTTTGGTTTGATGATCGAGCAGCGTTAAACGCGGCCGCAAGGTCAGCCAACTCGTTTGCGCTCAATGGTTCACCGCCGGTTTGCTTCAAGATGCCAGACGGAATAGCGGTATTAGCGTTTCGGTAGCGGGCGTCCTCAATTTTTAGCGCGGTGGCTATTGCCTGTTCGCTCGAGTAAATAACACCTTGCAACGGGCTAATGAATTGCACCAGCAGGTTAGGGTCAATAGCGCCACCTTGGAAATACACAGCGTTTGACGGCGCGTACCACACTGGCCCTGACTGATCTTCTGTGGTGATTGAGCCAGCCGGTAAGCGTGTGAATGACGCAGGGTATCCGTCTTGGGTGCGGCTGGTGATGTACCAGAACGCGCGACCGAAGAAGAACAGGTCGTCGAATGTCCAGGCCATAAGTGTCTCGTATGGGATGGCGGGGTCAGGTCGACGTAACCATGAACGCGGCGCCAGGTCGTCGTACACCATTTCGCGGTCGGTGTCATTCCAGCGTTCACGGTACATTTTCAACGGCATCGCGCTGATAACGCTGGCGTGCAGGTCACGCGCTCGAGAAATTGCTGGCACTTGCATTGCGCGGTTGCGCGCTTCACCTTCGACGTAGGTGTAGTACTGCCCAACCAGGTTCGGGCCAGCCATTTGTGGTTGGTACAGGTTGGTACCACCTACAGCTGCGGCTTTTTGCACAGTGCCGACAGGGCTAATTTGTGCTTTGTTTTCGCGTCTTGTAAAGATGCCCATGTTGTCCTCGATCTGTGGCGCGCCGCCCGTCGTCCCGACAACAGCCGAACGGCGCACCTACTTGACCAGCCTAGGTCACTTGACGATGGCCATGCTTGGGCGTTGGCTAGAAACTGGTTTCGATACCAGGCTGATAGCCCACACGGCGCACCGCGCCAATTCGATGACGCCAGGTGATTTCTGTGATGACAGGACGAAACCTTGCGCGGTTTTGACACCGACGGCGCGGGTGACATGTTCGGCAAGTAGGCGGTGGCCGCTGTGGATGACGCGGCTTTCAGTAATCATGGAACGTACCAGGGACGTGTAGCGCAACAATTCTCCGTAGCCCACGGTGGTGAACCGGCGGTTCAGGTTGGTTGGCAGGTGCAGCTCGAGCGTTGGTGTCACAGCCAGCGTCACAGTTTTGTCAGCCATGACCTGCTCAATAGCCGCCCACATGGCGTCCTCAGTGTCGACCACAAACGCGACGTCGACCATAACGCGGCCGTCAACCGTGGCAGCCCGCACGCCCACATATCGCGCCTCGTCAATGCTGCTGTCCACGGCCAGCACCCCACCGGCACCCATCGGCAGTGTGGTCTTGTGCTTCTCCCATTCGCCAGGTTCAAGCCATGCGCCTCGAGCGGTAATCCACTGGTTAAGGTGCGCTCGAGCAAAACTTTCGTGTTTTTGGGCGGCCTTGAGCGCGGCTGTGGTGATTGTGTACCCCAGGCTTGGGTTGGCGTAGCCCCAATAGTCGGGGCCAGATACGTCGGCGGGCATTGACCACTCGGCGAAGTACAGGTCGGACACGGTGCCAGCCTCGATGTCGGCCAGGGCTTTTTCGCGCATGTTAATCATGGCTGTGGATGACGCGTCACCGGCGGTTGACCAGCACGACAGCAGCGGTGACGGTCGCGCAATCATCGACGGCCGCAAAGCCTCGTCAAGGACGGCCGCCGGAATGTTCCACAGCTCGTCAACGACGATGAGGTCAAACGACCCACCATGCAAGCGTGTGGTCGCGGCCCTAATCTGCCACGACGACGCACCAACCTGCACCTGCTTGCGGCCAATAGCTTGCAACTGTTTGCCGTCAAAATACTCAACCAGCACTGGCGCAAGAGTGCTGAAGATGGCTTCGGCTCGGTCCAACTGGTTAGCGGTCGATAACACGTTGACAGGCCGCCCGACCATTGCCGCATAGTCGGTCACAAACCAGCCAATGAGCGCGCATAGGGCAACGCTTTTGCCGTTCTGTCGCGCCGTACTAACAAGGCTTTCACGAAACACAAACCGGTCATTATCGTCAACTTGCAGCTGCCCGCTAAGGGCATACACCTGCCACGGAAACAATTCGACACGCAAATACTTGGCTGACCAGGCGGCCACCAAGTCCCCGTAATGTTTTCCCCCCAATGTCGCCGTAGCCAAACGGGGAAGCTCACGACCCGTCGGGGCTAGTTCAGGCTGGTCAGGGCTGATCGAGGCCAGTTCGGGCTGGTTCGCAAGATATTGAGA